AACGAGACAAAACAGTTTAATATAGGTACAGTTGCATTATGTAAATCTAATAATGGATTTGGTCTTGCTGTTTACTATGAGGAAGGATGGATAAACTGCGGAGAATCGGAGGTAAGATGGAGTCCTTTAGACGGCCTGGAGGTCGTAGGGTGTTACTCCCCGCAGAAGTCGAATTATGTGAAACAGTAGGTATAACAGAAGATGAGTATTGGTATTTTGTAGAGTTAACACAAGCATATAATGGAAAAAGACCTAAAGAATATGATGAAATACCTTATGTTGTAAATGATTTTATTTCAGCAGCAGTTACCTTTTTAACAAGTGGAACAGCAGCAGCTAACTTTGTACTTGGAGTAATCCTTACAGTTGTTTCTGTTGTATTAGCACCGAAACCAAGAGCACCGAAAACTCCTCCTAGTCTTACAACTGCTGGTCAAACAGGGCCAAAAAGATTTGCACCGCAAACAGGATTTAATTCAGTACAGGAACTTGCAACATTAGGAGAAATTGTACCTTTAATATTTACAAAACAAGAAACTGAAGTTGATGGAGGTTCTAGATTATATTATGGCGGTATTCGTGTTAATACTAGGCTTTTATGGTCACAAATGTTAAGTCTTGGTTCGGGGCAACAATTAAAAGCTTTATTTATGATTGGTCTTGGTGATTTGTCATCTAAACCTGATTTTGCAGGTTATGCGATAGGAGATTTGTTACTTAAAAATTATCTACATAAAAAATTAGCTTTATATGTAAGGACAAAAGGTGGAAGACCAGTAGAAGGAAATAATCCTGAAATCGGTAATTTTAAATATACAGAAGGAACATTAGATAGAGAACGTAGTCGACCACAAAATTCAGGTGATACTCATGGTCCTCCTTTTAACGATATTATTGCAGTTGATTGGGATCAAGGTGAAGGAGAAACAGATACTATTGTAAGCGGAACGAGATCACCTAATACGCAAGTGCAGTTTGGTGTTTATTCACCAATGCCTAATAGTATGAGATATAGACTTCCTTATGAATTAGTTTTAAAACAAGCAGGTTTAACAGACGCTAACGTAAGAGATATAAATATAAAAAGGAACAAATTAAGAACTGATTTTCCTAGATATGCTGCAATAGTAAAATATGATGGTAGCGGTGAAAATAACACCAGCCATAAAGTTGAAAAAGACAAAGACATACAATATACAATTGCAGATTTTGATCCTGAGATAGAATACCAATCTGTTGACAAATTTGAGCCTTGGGGTGTGGAGGATGTTAAATCTGCTGTTGATGCGTCAAGAGAAGAAGCAGATGATGCTATTCAAATTGGTGAATCTTATTTAATAGGATCAGCTTTAGCTGTTTGTGTTAATAAAGAAAGACCTATATGGACTCCAAGACATTATCAAGATTGCTTTTTTAGAGTTGATGAACCTGGAGAAATTGACATACGAGGTGGTGCAGCGGGGTTAAAAGGTGCTCATAAAGGCTATCAGTTATTAACTATACAAAAATGTGCCATAGGAACTATTAGTAATAGTAAAGCGTGTGATGTAACTGAAATAGGTTTGAAGTCAAAAGTTTTTAAACAGGTAACAAGTTTTCCTAATGTAAATAGCCATCCTGGTGCTGTTGGTACAAACTCAGTAAATGCTGACACAACAGAAGGAGTTGTAAAAAGATACCAAGATGATAAAGGTAGTATTTCTCTCGGTGGGATGAGTAAATATCTTAATAGATACAGTTTTTTCAGATTACAGGCAAGAGAAGCTGGTATTGAAGATGAGGATTGGAGTTATATAGATGGTACGATTCCTTTTGGTATTAAAGGTAATTCACCACAACCACAATATAATTTTATCAGAATCAATCATTATAGTAATCCTCGAAAAGAATTTGAATTTAGGTTTATACCTTTTCCAGGTAATGTAGTAAAAAGAGATTTTGTCGATCAAAGACCTGTCAGAATGTTAAGTGCTTCTGGCGAATTATTAAGTTATGAAGCACAACCTCAAGGACAAAAATACGATATATTTTTTAGAGGATCTTTTAAAACTTTAAGAAGTGGTGATGTTTCAAATACAGAGTGGTTTTTAGGTGATTTACCAACTGATACAGATGGAGGAAAAATTAATAATTTGCTTACGACTACCGATGGTTTCATACCAAGGACTACAAGATGGATAGAAGTAGATAGAAGAGTACCTACAGAGGATGAACTAACACGAAGTGTACACACTGCAATGGTTAGGTATGACTCAGATGTTCATGGTAGTAGCTGGCAATGGGGAAATCGAAAAAAGAGTCCTTATTGGAATGAATTTATTGGCAATAGAAATAACGCAATAAATGATCCTTTAAGGCAGGGTTCTAATATTACAATCGATCCTTATGTTCAGCCATATATAGATCGTGATGATGGATTTAGATATGGTGTTGGTCCTTTTGTTGTTGAACAAACAAGAAGAAGAAAACCTTTAAGAAAAGGAAAGTATTATGGAATGATTAAATATGAGATGAAAGAGGCTGATGTAGAACCAGTTATTCATACAGATATTGCGACTTCAACAAATTCTAAAAACGGTAAAGGCTTGACTGTTGATATTAAAGTTTATTTAAAACCAGGCACTAACGATTATGCTGGTGCGACATGGGAAATAAATAAAAGAGGTAGTGGTTATTTAGATACTGATACTATAAGTATTCCAGCTACGGGTAATGCGTCATCAGATTTTCCAGGGTTAAATAATATTGATATTGTTACTGATTTTAGTGAGTTTGTATCAGGAGATAATGCAGAACCTTGGCCCGAAGGTAAAAATTTAAATCCCTTTGATGCAATTGCAGATTATTATCAATATGACGCAGAACGTAGTAGCCATCAAGACGCACCAGAACATGAAATCGTATATGTGAACGAGCAAAGTAATGCTATTCAAAAACCTACTTATGAATTTGAACAAGCTGGTATTGCTAACGTTGCATTACGTTTAAACAGTTCTATTGAATGGAATAGCTTTTCACAATTTTCTGTATATATTAAAGAAGGTATTGAAGTTGAAAATATAGCTAGAGACAGACTGATATATGGGCCAACCAATCTATTTCCCGAAATAGTTTATGCTTTATTAACAGATAAAAAATTTGGACTTGCTGATCTTATTGGTTTTCCATCTGTTGATAAAGAAAGAATGATAATTGCAGCTAAATTTTGTGAAGCTAATAATTTTTATTGGGACGGTGTAATTACTGACAAACAAAATATAAGAGATTTTATATACCAAAATGCAATATTTAATTTATTAGATTTTACAATTCTTGGTGGTAAGTTTTCACTTTATCCTTCTGTGCCTTTTAGTTCAGATTTTAAAATTAACAAAGATAAGGTAATTAATAATGAGATAAGAGCATTATTTACAGATGGAAATACACGAAATCTTAAAGTTAGTTTTTTATCCCCTGAAGAGCGTCAAAATTTTATTGGTACTGTTTATTACAGGAAAGAAATACCAAATGGATTTTCTGAAACATTATCAAAAACTTTAACTATAGATAGTGATGACGAAAATCTTATAGAAGAAAAATTTCCTATAGAAGTCTTTGATATGTCCGATTTTTGTACTAATGAAGATCATGCTAAAGAATTTTTACAACACGCTTTGATGGTAAGAAGTAAAGTAGATCATGGTATTAAGTTTGAAACCACACCACAGGCTGCACTAGGTTTAAAACCAGGTGATTATATAAGATTTATTTCAGAAGCTACTCATACCAGTAGATTTGAAAATGGTGTTATTTCTCCTGATGGCTTTGTACAAAGTGTTGGTAATAATAGTTTAAGCAATGTAAACATTTATCACTGGAAACCAGGAACACAAGAAGTTAAAGAGGCTGTTTTAAATGTAGTAAACGGTAAAACCACAGCTTCTAATTTATATGGATCGGTATTTACAGTAAAACAAACAACTGAATCTAATAGGTTATATAAAACTGAATCTATTACATATACGGATGAAGGATTAATAGAAGTATCAGCAAGTCATGCACCTCTTTTATCTGATGGAACTCTTGCTACAATACATTATAATGACTCAGATTTTAGAGCTTTATAATGGCAGTAGACATAAATTTTCCTGATAATATAAAACCTTCATCAAGAAGCTTTACACCTGGAACGTATCCACAAACAGAATTTGTTGCACAGAATGGTGCTAAAACCGTTATTAGATATGGTAACAAACAAGTAAATGCAAAATTAACATTAAATTTTACAAATATTTTAGATTCTCAAGCTTTTGAAATTTTAGAAAATTATAGGCAAGTAAACTCTGAATATAATTATGTAAGTTTTAATCAAAACTCAGGTTTGACAGGTATTGGTGGAGATGGAAATACAATGCCAGATGGATCGTTAGGAAATCTTGCTGCATACTTTGATGCTGTTCCTTTAGGGTTAAGATATAGATATGACGGTCCTCCTACCGTTACAAGTGTCAGACCAAACAGATCAAATGTTCAATGTAAATTTGTCGCTTGCCTCGATGGGGACTAGAATGTACTTAAAATTAAACTAAAACAATGGCTGGCTTTTATTCTGGTAAAGAAGGCGAATTACTGATGAATGGGAACAAAGTTGCTAAAGTCAGATCATGGTCTTTTACTTTCAACCAAGCAGTATTAGAAACCGTTTCATTAGAAGATACGGATAGAACTATTATTCATGGCATTAGAAGTTATACAGGTAGTGCAAGTGTTTATTATTATCAAGATGTAGCTGGAGGTGGTGCTGGTCAACTTAGTTCTTTGATAAGTGACATTATAAAAGTTCAGAGTGCTTCTGGCGATGGTGCTAATGCAGAAAGCAGTTCCATGACATTAAAATTAAAAATAAAAGATGGTTCTACTGCTGGTAGATTTATCGAATTTCAAGCAATACCAACGAATTTTACTATTCAAAATGCAGTAGGAGAAGTAACAGCAGCAGATATTAGTTTTGAAGTTAATGGAGCACCTACTGGCCTTGCTTTATAAATGGCTATATATTTTGGATCGACAGGTTTTATTGAGTTAAAACGTGATGCCTTAAATTCTCAAATAGGAACATCTTTAAACCCTGCTGATGTCAATACAAGTAAAAAAAGATTTTCTGTTGAAAATATTAATGGATCATTAATTACTGGAGATCAAGTTGAAATAGAAACTGTTGACGGAAGTAATTTAGAATTACTGTCTGATCATAATTTTCCTGATCTCCGTAAATTTATCCATATTGATGATATGGGTGGTATTAGATTATATAATACTTTCGCTACTTCTTTAGCTGGTGAAGTAGCAGATGCACTTACATTAACAGCACCATCTTCTACAAAAGATATATTAATACGCACCAGAAATACTAGATTTAGACCCCTTGCAAAGATTACCGAGTTTGAAATTACGACAACAAGAGATACTGTTGATGTTACAAATTTAGGAGAAGAATTTAGACAACAGTATGAAAATGGTCTTATATCAGGGCAGGGAACAATTCAAACGATATGGCAACATAGAAATTTTCAAAATGATACTCCTGATTTTAATAGCCCAGAATTTCCTGTTTACTTAAGTCAATTATTGGTACGAGTGCAACAGGGAGCAGATTTTGAAGGAAGATTTTATGTATATAACGATCCAGGTCAATCTACCAATAGCGTTTGGTATCAATCAATGTGCGTTGTTACCAATGTAGCTATCAGTGTACCTGCAAGTGGCTTAGTAGAAGCACGAATAGAATTTGTAACTAATGGTGAGATCAGACTACATAATGGAGTTCCACCATCATTCTTATTGCAAGAAAACAGTGATAAGATATTGCAAGAGGATGGAGATGGTATTTTACTTGAAGATCCTTAAAATAAGATTTATGATG